ATTAAAACGAGTCCTCTCGTCGTAGGTAAGAGCGATCGATGTAATCTCCAGAGAGTTATCCTGTATATACACTAAAAGGCGTTGCCACGGAGACAGCTCGCCTTTAATAGTTTTAAAGTTACCTCGCTCCTCGTATAGAGTCTCCCCGTTATTGAGAGATGTAATCCAGCGTACCTTTTGCATAAGCGTATATGAGTCTCAAGAGAGCCTCGTTTTTTAATTAGTGTTTAAGAGTAAGTGAGCTCGACTCGGAGAGCAAACGCTGATTTCAATCCTACACTCTCCGGACTCGCTGAGACCAAGATGTAATAATCGTGAGATGTCGCCGCCGCGCTATCAGCAAGTGTCAGAGCCGCCGCTGATCCCTCAGCATTTGTAAAGTTAGTATCTCCAGATTCTGCACACTGGAAAGTTACACCGGTCGGGACAGCCGTCGTGGTTGTTCCATCGTAAGCGTAAAATATCGCGTCAGTGATAGCTACTGACGAGGCGTCAGCAAAATTGATTTTGAGTGAACACTCAGCATCGGTAATTGCATCGATGTCCTCAGTACCGTCTCCCCAGTCAGCTTGAGAGTCACCTCCAGTCCCTCCAGCCGCGGAAACAAACTTGTTATTTTCTGGAGTGTTACCACTTGAGTCGTCAGCGTCAGCACTAGATTTTACGTGGACGCTATCGTTATACTCTCCGACCGTAACCTTAGAGTCGAAACCTCCAGCTCCGGCGAATTGTAAACGATCAGTCGCTCCGATTACCGTCGGAGTTGATCCTTGTAGTGTAAAAATGAATGTAGCCATATATTTATAATTTAGTAATATCTTTTAATAACGGGGAGACAGTCTCTTTAGTTTTAGTCCGGTCCCGGATTCTCTTAGGTTTTTTAGCTGGGAGAGTTTTTTTAATCTCCATCTTTTCGCGGATTATTCCTGGGGATTTTTCCATATGCTCCGGAGTACCTCCGCGGATCTCCGTAACTTTTTGAAAATACGACGGACGTAACGGGAGATCGGAGTAAACTCGCTCTCCGTTTCTTTTGTCGATGTAGTTGTATTTTCGCATATATCTGCATCCTCTGGATCATTCCACTCGATCTCCTCCTCTGGAGAGACATCTCCCCATTGTGGCTCCTTAGTGAACGTATACCGGACTATCCCTTGATCATGCTTGACCTCACCTTTTACCGTGAGAGCTGATAAGTTCTGTCTTAGTAATAATAATACCATATCATCCAGGACGTCGACGGGGATTTGCGTATCAGAGCTAAAATCAATAACACCAAATACGTCATTTATTTTATACTCCCATCCGGCCTCGACTTGTCTCTCTTGAAAAATCATAATGTCTATATGATATCACACAGACAAAAGAAAAACCCCGGGATCCCATCCCCGGAGTTAGTTCTTTACTTTAGAGTCTTAAACTTAAGACGCCGCAGTTGTCAAACGTGTGACCGCAGTCGGCACGATACGGATATAACCGATACGTTGCGTCCATCGGATCGCCTCTCGATCAGTTGTAAGCAAGTTGATATCAGCGCTATCCGCAACATTACGCACCTCTCCAGCGTCGAAACGCTTTACCTTGATCGCACCCTTGTAACCAAAGATACAAGCCTTTCGCAGATCACCAAACAATACAAACGATGTATCGACAGCGGTATCACCGATAGCTGGCATAGCCTCGACCAATACCTCTGGAGATCCCCATACAGTCGCCGGGCCAGTCTGAGACGGAGCCTGGTAAATGTACGTCCCGTCAGTTGCTTTCAACTTACGGATTACAGACTTGATAGTCCGGTTGTAGTAGTACTTAGCGTTAGCCATTGCACCGGCTGGAGTTGCATCCTGCATATCCAGCAAGTCATCCGCATCGAGAGACGCGAAAGTTGTACCAGCCATAGTCACTTCGTTAACGTCAGTCGCCTCAAGTAGACCTGTAAAGTCTCCATATGTTGAAGTACCGTCGCCAATAAAGAAAGCCTGATCCTCAGCGAGAGCAAATCCCTCAGCAACTCGAGACGCCATAAACGATACTAGGTCGATTTCAGTGTCCTCAAGTAGTTCGCTAGTCATAGTAACGATAGCTCCCAATTTCTTAAGAGTGAGCGTTTCTTGACCGAGTACAGCTTGAGTCGAGTTAACGACAGCTCCCTCGTCCACCCAGTACACAGTTACGTCCGTTACCAGATCGTTAGCTTTGTATGAGCCCTTAGACAATTGCACGGTCTCCATCTCTCGACGAGCAACACCATACTCCGTCATAAGGTGACGGATTTCCGCTGACAGTTCTGAGTCGATAGTGTAACCACTATACGGAGATCCAGTGTCGTCGGTTGTCATTTCCTTGATAGCCGCTGTGTCGTTAGAAACGATAGCGCTAACAGTCTTACGCAAGGTAGCGTTAATTTCTTTTCGCTTAGCCTGTACGTCTGGATGGTAAGCTCCAGCCTTAGATTGCATGAGCTCCTTTTGCTCATCCATGTAAGTTTTAAGGTCTGACTTTAGACCTTTCTCAATACGCTTACCCTCTCGAGCAAATAGCGCCTTGATACCTTTTTCCACCTGTTCGTCTTCTTCACCATCCTCAGCCACAGCCGCCTCAGCGTCCTCAGCCGTTTCCGGTAGATCAGCAACCTCTCCAGCCTGTTCAGCCGTTTCAGTTTGATCGTCAGCGTCGAGAGATTTGAACATCTCAGCCGCTTTAGCTTTCTCGACATCTGTAGCGTATCCACGCTCTTTCAGAGTCTTGAGAAATTTGAGAAACTTAGTCATAAATAAAATTACGATTAAACTCGGATAAATCGTTTAAAGTCCGTCGCTCGTAAGAGATCTCGACTGGGATAGTTTACTTAGCTTTCAAGAGTCGTCGGATAATCGAGTTAAAATCTCGCTTAGGCTCCGCACTTTCGCCCTTTAGCATTTTCTCGATTGTAGCATGAGCGGTCTTAAGTTCCTGCTCTTGTCGCTCGTTAATGTTGTGGATAGCTTTTGCGTATCGAGATTTAACGGATACTTTCTTTATAGCTTTTCCCACCTCTGGAGTTTCGACGTCAGCGATCTCGTCACCATCCTCGTCCTCCTCAGGAGTCTCAGTCTCGTCCTCCTCAGTTTCCGCATCCTCGTCAGTCTCCTCCTCTGGAGTTTCCGTATCAGTGTCCTCGTCCTCCTCAGTTTCCGCATCCTCGTCAGTCTCCTCCTCTGGAGTTTCCGTATCAGTGTCCTCATCCTCTGGAGCATCGTCAGTCTCATCGATTTCGATAGCTTTTTTAAACTCATCCATATCAACTCCGATACCTTTAGCGAGAGTCGCCGCTGCATTAGCCGGGACTGAAACCGCTGACACCTCGAGGAGCTCCGCTTTATTGATAACGTAATAGTTAGTCGATCCGTCTTTTTTCTTATCAAACTCAGTCGGGATAAATCCAACAGACGACGCGTGTAGAAAGCCGCCAGCATAAAGATCAAAAATAATCTTAGCTTTAGGATTAGCGTCAACCGCAAACTCCCACGTCTGGATCATCTTACTTTTTTTACCCTTACCCTCGATCCAGGTCTTAGTCGCTCGAGCGATAACCTCAGTCGCATCGTTATAGTTGTGCGAGTTTAAGATGACTGGATTTTTCTTGAAAGCCTTGAGATCCCATCCGTCCTGGAGGATAGTGTCACCGTGACGATCGACGTCTTGAGACGACGCGATCATATTAAGCGTATATTTTTCTTTATTGATCTCCTTTATCTCGACTGGTATCGAGGTTAGTGATTTTTTCCCGGATTTAATTCTGTCCATACGCTTAATAATTTAATACTTTAATAATAGCACACTGACTAGGACTGACATCGGCAATTTATAAACTCAGCCGGTCCGCCGCTCTTATCTCCAGGATACATGAGTCCATTGCTAAAAGGCATATCGATCGGGACCTCCTCGCCGTCGAGTGATACGTGATCAGCCTCATCCATAAAGTCCATCCCTCGAGTCTCGGAGTCGATTACTGATACCCATATCTTGATCGGCATGTTTGATTGCTTGTATCCCTGGAAAGTTCCGTATTGATTAACCGAGTGGACCTCTGTCCGAGCGATCGACGCCGCTCGTCCCTTAGAGATACCATCGTAAGTCTCCTCGATACGTCCGATCAGTTGATCTCGAGTCTCTCCAGCCGCAAAACTCTCAGCAAACTCAGACGTCAATTTTTTATGCGTGGTCGCGACGATAAACTCAGCCGTCTGGGTAAGACCATTATCAAGCCATGAGGCAATGTCAGCGCCGACATTAAATGAGAAACCAGATCCAGCAAGCTCCATTGCATCCTCTCCAGCCTCAGCTAGTAACTGAGTAAGCAACGGCATAAATGAAACCTTAGCGAGCTTAGCCTCAAGCTCCAGACTAAAAGCCTCATCGAGTAGACCTTTTTTCTTAAAGGCTTTCCGTGAATTGATATCAGCGATGAGACGAGTCTTTTGCTCATCGAAATAACTGACGACGACTTTATTAAAACCGACCACTTGCTTATCCTCCTTTTTAGCTCGAGTCTCTCCGTACTTTTTACGAAATACCTCATCCCGGAGAGGATGCTCGATTTCTTTAGTGCTCTTTATTTTTTTTTCCGAGTCACTCGCTGGGACTGAGAGACGTGACGGCTCACCGAGAGGGAGCATATTAAACGGGACCATGATCACATCACCATCCGGGAGCTCCTCGTACCCGTGACGGACTCGAGCCTCGTTAATAGTCATAAAGTAATTCCTTACTCCAGCCTCAGTCTCTTTAATTTTATCCTCGATATTTTCCGGAGTAGGATCAACAAACGTAAGCGTCTCAGTCTCTCCGACCATTGTACGATCGAGAGACGTCGCTAGGTTAGTCAATAGAGGCTTGATCGTCTCACGCAAAAAGATCCGGATAGCCGCGTCCGCATTGCTGTACTGGATGTCGTCAAACGATCCGAGTAGTGGCTTAGGTACTCCAGTCATTATGATGATATCCTCGAGCGTCATTTTCTTAGCATCGAGATATGAAAGCTCGTCCGGAGTGAGTCCTGTCCGTACATAGTCAGAGTCGCCACCTAAAAACATCGGAGTCCCAGCCTTGCGAGCGTCCGAGTATTCCTTTTGATAGTCGTCTTTTAATTGAGCGAGTTGCTCTTGAGTGAGACGAGGAGTTTTAAACTTAAACACTCCCTCCACCTTTCCACCGTTCTCAAGTACTCGAGAGTGATACGCCGCGATCTGTACCTCTGTCTGGATCGTCTTGATACCAGACTTAAGGAGAGACCGTCCCTGTAACGGATTACTCGGATCCGGATTAAATACCATGATGATCTGTGCTGGATCATAGTCGATGGTCGCGCCGCTGGTCCGGTACTCGTATTTAATTATCTCCGACTTGTCGGCACTAAATACCGGCTTTACCATGTCCGGACGTAGTAAGTGGATATTTTGTACCTTAGTCGACTCAAAAAGCTCGCGGCCGATATCCTTTACGATGTAAGCCGTACCGAGAGCGTCATAGTATTTTTGAAATAGCGCCCAGAATTGAGGACCGGAGTAATACTGATTAGGATGATTTAAAACCTTGAGGACTGGATGACCGACGACAGCCTCACCGAGACGATCCTTTACCATCCACTCCACCTCTCCAACTTTCTCCGCTCGTTTCGATAACGCTCGATCAGTGTAAAGACTGATATCCATCGCCTTTAAATAGTCACTCGCTCCCCATCGACTCGACGACGGCAAGTTACCAGAGATCATCCCTGTGTATGATCGCTTAGAAAGCATCCCGGCGATATCTTTAAATATACTCATACCGAAATAATAACACGTTAGTCGAGGTACTTATATATCAGTCCTCGGTATTTCCTACTTACCCAGCAAAACCGACAAAAGTTTTACTCCGATCAGACATCACCACATAACGACCGGCGTCCATAAGGTGATTGTTTTTATCCTCCGGATTACCAGTGGGGAGCTTATTACGATCGAGTCTCCACTTATAATTTTGACGCTCTGTATCGATGTTAGTACTCGACTCGGTATAAAACACCTCGAGACCCTGGAGCATATCGATCCCGGCGTTTACTGAGCCTGGACCTTTAGTCGCCGGCTCGACGTACCAGCCATCTTGACAGAGCTCCTCTATAGATTTCATTTCAGCACTATCGCCATAAATAAGATCTTGACCAGTCAGTCCGAGATCCTCGAAACGCTTGGAGAGTGAGTGATTACCGACGTTTGTTAATCCCACCTCATAGATCAGCTCCTTAAACCAGATTTTATTGTTGTGACTCTTACTGGCAAGGAGAGCGGCCGGATCATTACTAAATCCAAAGTCGAGACCATACGTCGTCGGATACGGGAGCGCGTCAAACTCAGCGTCGCTAATCGTTTTCCAATTCTTAAAGATACGTCCTCGAGCTCCCTCAGATACATATCCCCGGATCATATTCCAGTAATAGTCCGGTCGAGTCTCCCGGTATCGCTCAAAGTTTACGATCGATGATGGGTTTACGTTGACGATGTTCTCTTTATATGTTGTAGAAATAACGACGGTATCAGTGAGCTCCGGCTTTTTAACAGCCTTATAAAATCCCTCGACCTCAGTATCGATCAGATTAAAGAAACGCCGGATAATCCAGTGATTTTTTTCTGGAGGATTAAGCATGAGTACGACCATGATGTCCGACTTGAGAGTACGGAGTGAGTCGTCCAGTTGCCTAAAGTCCTCCTCGTTAATCTCGTCAGCCTCCTCGATGACGACGACGTTATAGTTAGCGAGCGACTTGAGCTTACTCTTTTGATCGCTGGATGATTTACGAAAACCGATACCAGTGACCTTATTTTTCTTATAGGTAAATCCCATCGGAGAGCCGTGGAGCTCATAGCCGTCAAGCTGATCAGATCCATCCTCCTCGATACGGTCGAGAGTGTCTTGAAATATA